GGTGTCCACCCATTATAAAACGATAGCCGTAGTTTTCGCAAATTGGTCTAATTTGACCACTTAACAACTTTATGTCCTCAACGTGACTTATTCCACCTACCCAACCAATCGTTGGTGTATGGTCTTTATTTACGTTCCATTGAGCCTGTGTAAAGTCTACTGCGTTTTCAGCTATAGTAATATTATTGCCTTTGTAAAACTCCTTTATTTTTTCAGCAAGTTGTGGAGTCGTTACTTGTACGCCATCAGCATATGTCAAAGCGTTCTTAACTCCATCTTTAATGTAGGCACGATAAAACTTGTACGCTGGGTTGTACTTTGGTAGTACCCAATAGTCATCAAGATCAACGATGTAAGGCACTTTGTATTTTGCAAGTAGCGGAAGTATGTTGTACTGATAGCGTCCTAACCAACGGTTAAATATAACGCAATCGTATTGCTGATAGTCCAAGTTTACCCACTCTTGATGGTTCAAGCTGACATCAACAGTAATGTCGTGATCTTGTTGTAAACGAAGATAAGGCGTATACAATCTGTGGAAAGATACGCCGTTCGCTCCGTCAAGTAGACAAATGATTCTCATTAAAAGGGTGCTTTTGGCTTTGGCACGGCAACAGAGTGAGTTGCTTTGCTCTTCTCGTTCTGTGCTTTTAGTTTTTGTACACGCAAACGTACATCACCGTATTTGTTTACTTCTAACTTGCCGCTTTTAATTGCTTCGTTTAGTTTCTCGATGTTGATGCTGACGTTCATCCCGTACTGGTCTTCCCATCCGTTACCTAAGTAAGTTGTTTCCATTTCGTTTAAAATATTCCTTTATAATTGTATCAAGTGCTATTCCTATCTGTGTTGGGTTAGGCATTTCTATGTCTTCGCCTCGTCTCCAATCGTTGTAGTAGATCAGAAGAATGATTGCTTCTTTTTCGGTCATACCTTTTTTTTATTAACCTGGTCAAAGAAATCTAATTCATCATTAAGACGTTTTAAAAAGTTTTCTTCACCATCATCTCCTGACAATAACCAATCTATTCGATGGGCGTATATCTGTGCTTCTCGTAGAATGTTAACCGCTTGTTTAAATCTCTTTATTACTACTCTTGGGTATTTGTGATGATTTTTGTCTTCAGGGTTTCTCTCAAGCCATTCTTCATCTATCCAAGATTGCTCTTTAAGTTCTTCTTTAGTTTTTGGTTTTCCGTTCTTTTCAATAAGTTGTTCTATTTTGTCGGCAATATATCCAATCTTATATTGGTCGTAATCAAATTGTCCTCCGCTCATATTAATCCAAGTTTAATGTTACGTTTATTACTTTTGCTTCTACCGTAGCCTCTACTGATTCTTTTGGTTTGCCGTATACTCTTGATAGCAAAGTGTCCATTGAATAAAGTGAGCCTTTCTCGTAGCTCTTTATGATAGCCTTTGCAACGGTCTTTTCAAGCATGGTCGCTTCGTCGTTTTTAAGCACGTCTTTGATTTGCTTTTCGTCCATTGACATGATGACCTGAATAGAATCGTTTACCTGAGAAAGTGAGTAGCCGTTCTCTTTCATTAAGGTAGTAAACTTTTTAGGTCTGCCGTTAGGGTTGTTTGTCTCTCCTTTTTCGGGTACTTTTAAAGTCCCTCCATTTCTGCCTTGAATCTCTTTCATTACTTTGTACTTACTTTGTAATTACAGACTTATTCCCTTTTCAAAAAGCATCTGCCTTAGTTGTTCTCGTGTATCTTCGAGTAGGGCATATTCGTTTTCTTCAAGTTCGCTATACTTTATTTTCTGACGTAGAAACTCATCAAATTCGCATAGCACACAGAAGTAGTCAAATCCTTTGTTAGCGAAGTTATATTGTTCCTGGTCTTCAGGTAGTTCAAATTCTATTATTGCTTTCATTTTCTTTCGTTCATTTTAACTTGGTGTACTACTTTCAGCATTACTTTGTGTTCTTTCTTATCTCCTAATTCCATGTGACACTTTCTGCATAATGCTTGTAGGTTTTCTATTGTATCTTTTGTTTTGCTGCCGCCCATTCCTCTTGCTTCGATGTGATGAATATCATTAGCCGTTTGTCCGCACATCTCACAAGGTATCCAACTGCTTTGATCATAACCGAAATATTCTAAATATATTTTAGTGTGCTTTTTCATTTAAAAAAATATCAAAGAGTAAATCTGTTGGTACTTGTGACATCCCTTTGGTTTCAGAACACCAATAGTAAATGAAGTCGTGTTCATCGCAGCAAGTCCAATGATTCTCCGCAATCCACTCAGCGAATTTAATTTCAAACAACATAATGTACTATTAGTTCATTTTTTTCTTAAATAATAAACTCCACTTCGTAGGCTTTGACATCTCCAGCAGTAGAGTAAATCCGCATTGCTCAAATAAATGTACCCAATGTGATACAGGCTTGATGTTGATGTGTCCCCATTCTTTATCAAAATTAGAATAGTGAGGCGTGGATGAGAAATGAAAGTAGTTGCACTTTAGATTAGCTAAGAATGGTTTTAACTTGTCATCTTCAATATGCTCCATTACTTCTATGCAACTTACAAAGTCTGCCTTGATTTTCTTTGTTGTAAAATCGCAGATATGATATTCATCTGCTACGTTTCGCTCGTGGGCGTATTCATAGTGATGTTCATTCAGGTCGTAGTAAATAGTCTTAATGCCTTTCTTTTTCATTGCTAAACAATAAGCACCTACGCCACCGCCTAAGTCTGTGTGTGTTTTAATATCTAACAGAGTTGTGATTTCATTTACAACATCGTCATACATATTTACGAATGATGGGTTATCTAAATGGATGCCGTTTCGCATCTCGTAGTCAAAGCATTGCTGATTATTCCAAGTTCCTCCAAATGAGTTCATATTCTCTTAAAAGTTGTTTTGTTGTTTTTGTTTCTTTTCCATTGCTCCAATAACTAACACCTCTCACGATGTCGTATAATACATAGGAGTTGTGTGCTAAATACTCAGCAAATTTAACTTGTTCTTCTCTTTCTTTTTGGCTTTTGCTCATCATCTGCAATAGTAGCTGCTTGAATTTCTTGTTGTGCTTCTGCTCTTACAATTAACGAATAAAGTGACTCAACGAAACAATTAGAGCAAGTCGGCATTGGTCTTCCCATCTCTCTAAAGTAGATGTCTCTTACTTTAACTGAGTCCTCTGGTGCTAACCTCATAAAACCACTGTGCTTCCACTTAGTGAAGTGTGGTTGAATCTCACTGATAATGTAGTTTATTTCTTCTTGTGTCATAATGTATTGTAGTAGTCTTCGCCTTCAGTTGTAAATGTTATTGTGTCACCGTGTTCATCAGTCACACCCTGCTGATAGGCTTTTATTATTTGCTGCTTCTCCATTTCTTTGGCTTTATTAGTTGCCTCAAACATTAATTTGTTAAGTGTTATCCTATCGAAGTTACCTTCTGAATACTGCTCAAATAATTCATAGGCTTGATTAGAAAACCATTCTACTGCCGTTTGTTTCATAGATACTTATTTATAATCGTTGCACTTGCTGCTGCTAAAAATGCTAAGGGTATGCCCTCAATGGAATGAAACCAAAATAGGGTAATCCAAAACGATAGACACAACTCACATGATAAAGGTTTCTTGAATCTGTAGCCAAACTCACGAACCCAAATTATGCTCATCGATGCTATCCCCATAATTTGCAACAAGTCTTTCATTTATTTCTTTTTTAATCGTGTTTATTACTCTGAGTATTTCCTGTCTACTTATATCAGTCGCTCTGCTTATGCTCCTTGCCGATCGTGGTTTAATTTCAAGTTTAGTATCTCCTTCACAATACAATGTCCAAATCTTCTGCTCATACCACTCTTTAGAACTTACAATGTCATCAATAGTGCTATATAGTGCTTCTTTGTACATTGAGTCGTTTTCTTCTATGATTTCAATGCCTTCGGTATCATATAAGCCTATTGGTCTAACAAAGTTCTTTGAGAAGTTAGTGTATTTCCCGTAGTATTGATTTAAACAGATGCGAATTACAAAGCCTTCCCAATAACCGCTATTGTATTTTTCTTCTATCCATTCGTCCGTCTTTTCGCATAGAATTACAAATAGTTCCTGATATAAGTCTGATGAAAGTTCACCTGCAATCTTTATACAGAACTCACGCAGCCAGGTAGACTGCGTTAGCTCCGATATTATTTGTGGCTTTTTGATTTAACAAATTTCTTTTTAATTTGGGCAAAGTTATCAATATTGTTTCCACACTACTCTTGTTGTAAGTGATTCGTCAACTGACACTAATTCCCATCCTAACTTAGTGTACTTTCTCCAGTAGTAGATGACTTCTTCTTCATTGTTAAGACAAATATGGAGATATTCTCGTGACCTCCGTAAGGTAATCGTCAGGAATCGCATTAAGTCGTGATTTAATTCTGTTGTGCATTGCAGTTTCAAACTTCATATTGATGTCTAAATAGTCGCCTATCATATCTCTTCCGTGAATTACTGTGCTATGGTCACGGTTTAAATATAGCCCGATTTTTTTGAGTGATTGATTTAGTTCGTTGTATGCGAAGAAACAGAACATGGCTCTTGCAATTACATACTCACGCTTCCTTGAACGAGAGAAAAAGTCTTTAGGTATCACGTTGGACTCTTGACAAACTATTCTTAGTAATTCATCAAAGTTCTTGTCTACCTTTTTTGTTTTCTGCTCAGGCTTTAAGATCATTTGTCTTAACTCTTGAATTTCTCTCTTAGCACTTTCAAGTTTGTTCTCGTAGGTGTTTTTTAACCTGGTGTGTGCTGCTTTTAATTTGATGTATTCGTATTCGTAGTTCATAGTAGTTTTAATTGTTGTTTGTGTTCTTCTATTCTTTTAATTGCGGAATTATAATAGTCAGAGTCTAATTCACAAG